ACTTTAGTGACACACCACGCATAGTCTCCGGTCTATCTGCACCCTTGAGGGATATAGTGGCACCGTTGACCAGTTTTATTTGTAAATTGTTAATGTGAGCACTCACTACCACTGGATTAGCCAAGTCTAGTAGTGTTTGCCACATGATGTCTCTAGCCTGCCCCTGTGTAGGAGCTACATAGAACACCTGTCCCTTGTCCGCCTGTAGTGCGTTTACAATAAGCATCCATGCAGCTAGTCTGGATTTACCTGTACGTCTACCCGCAGCTACAATCTTAAACCTAGTGTCATCTGCCCAGACTTGCTTCTGCCAGTCTAGAAGCTGTATGTTAAGACTTGTCATGTATTAGCTTTCTTAACTGTTCCATCTTGTCCTCGTCCACAACTATTGTGTACTCAGTAGGCTCCTGTGGTTCTATATTACCATCCCAGTTAAGATCCTCTTGTTTAGCTAGAGTCTCTTTGTAGTCTTTGTTATCCATAAGTCCACATCACAGGTACATCTGTAGATCTAATATCCACATGTACAAAGCCTCCGGCTACACCAATCCCTGTAAACCCTAGCTCTATAGCATTCTTAACTATAGTGTGCCGTTGCACACCGGATGACACAGCTATGTCCGCTGCAATGCCTTGGGCATGAGTGCCAGCTTTTGTTTTCCTTAGTTCTATAGGATGCTCTGGTGATCTATAGCCGCTAGTAATAACAAAAGGAAAACCGCAGGCTTCCCTTAGTTCATCTAAGGCCAATATTAGTTCATCTTCTATTTCATTCTCACCTGTGGCTTGACACACAAACTCTTCCCTAGTAAAGTACTTAAACATCTTCTGTATATTCTCCTTCAATAGGTTCTTTAGTAACATCAGTTTCTACAGTACCTGCACCTATACCTGAGATCGTTATAGACACAGCAGACCTACCCCCAGCACTGTCTTTCTCAAAGTAACTTAAGGGTAACATTCTATCCATTACTAACTTCCAAGCCGCTGCTTGATTTTTATGCTCATCATCTAAAGCAGCATCAAAGATAGCATCAAGTACCTTACGTGACTTAGGGCTAGCTAACATCCTAGCTTTATACTCATTGATGATAGTTGCATCACCTTTAGGTCTACCTAGCTTACCCCTGCTTCCTCTAGTTCTTGAGGATACATCGGTTTTCTTAGGTCTACCCCTTTTCCTTTTAGGTGGTTCATTATCATTCATAATGTATTTTACCTTAGTTGTTCTTAAGAATACTTAACTATTATAGCATATTTTTAATCATTTGTCAAGTCCTTTTATGTGTTAATTTAGGGTACTCAATTATTCTTTAGTATTCAAGTACTTAACTGTGTTAGTGAATACTCACATTTACCTATTTTTCTAATTTTACTTTTGATGTGCCAAAGTAGCAACTACAATAAAAAGTTATGCGCGCGGACCCTCCCGGCCCTTTGTACATTAGCCGCCCTCGTGTTAACTTGAGTCAAACTTATGCATACTTGGCACGACTCTTGCATGCTCAAGTCTGCTCAAGGATATGCAAGATGTATGCCAAAGTACGTGAGTCACATAAGTACCCTTTGGCTATACATTGGCATGCTTATTGCAAGGTCAATCCACCTGTATCCTTTATATACATGCATGCACAAAAAAACTTACAAAATGTAAAAAAAACTTGCGTTTGGCTATAGACTTCAATCTAAAACCATGAGACTGTTTGCACATCGACGGCAAACAAGCGGTCGCTACTGTACAAAAATACAGTTAACCATAAAAGTAGGGATACATAAAATGAAGTTAAACAAAACAATTAACAACGAAATCATGACTACTGAGCAAGCTAAGGAAAGTCGCGAACTAATTAGGCAGATGATCACCTTAGAGATCAAGGGAAAAGCTCAAGTCTCTAAACTATTCGAACTATTCAAGCCAGCTATCCATAGCCATAAAGTTTTACAGTTCATGGCGTATCAAGATGCATTTGCTAACGCGGCTGGCTTCAAGAATGTAGCAACCATGAGTAAGCAAGAGGGTTGTGCGAGGTTAGCGGTCACTATCTCCGAGTTTAAAAAGTACTGCAAAGAGTTTGCTGGACAGCCTGAGTCATATTCAGAAATGATTGAAGAAGTAAAAGCAGCGCGTGATGCGACTAAGACTCAGAAAAAGCCAGCCAAAAGCGCACCATCTACTGGTGGTGGTGAAGGTGAAGGTGAAGGTGACTCAAGCGACTCTGGCGCACCGAGCGGGTTGGTATGTCCTGAGCTGATTGAGCTATTCAATAAGCTAGCGGCTGCAACACCTGAAGGCCAAGCCAGAGTAGCTAAGCTATTCAACAACGCTCTGCAAGCTGAAGCGCAAAAACTAGCTGATAACATTAAGTAACTAGACATTAACAATAAAAGCCTGCTAGAATACTCTAGTAGGCTATTTATAGGAGCGTAAAAAATGAAGGATTACCAATGGAAGGAACAACCAAAAAAGCACGAGGCCGTATTACCAGCGATAATTGGAGTCACTCTGGCTATATTTGCTTGGTCTGGCTTTGTACTTTTGCTTTTGCTAGAATTAACAGCATAAACTTACAAAATGTAACTTTTTGGGGATAAAAAAATGTCGGCGTTCAAAAAACATAACGTGCTTATCAATGAGTATGCACAACAATCTTCTGACAATCTGCAAGATCTAGTCATGATGGTGGTGCTATCAATTCAGCAACCATGGTATAAAGTAGGTGAGCAAATGATTGACTATAGAAAACTGGGACCAGACTCGCGCTTTGTTTGGGGTAATAAACTTAAGACTTACAGATGGTTGCGCTCGAATGTTAAACCACTGTATGATGACGCCATGCAAGCAATTGCAGATCACAAGGGCCGAGACTTAGACTTGCACTTAATGGATATATTCCTTAGAGTAGATGGTCTAGGGCTAGCTAAAGCAGGCTTTTGTTGCCAATTGTTTGCTGGTAGGGTAGGTTGTATAGATGTTCACAATCTTAGGCGCTTATCAATACCTGAAGCGGTGCTGACAATGAGCAAGAAAGTACAGCCAGCGACTAGGCATAAAAAAATTGCAGCCTATGTTGACGCGTGCCGCCAGCGTAGGTGCTCATGGCTTTGGGATAGCTGGTGCGATCTAATCGCCAAGAAGCAACCGAAGCACTGGCTTGACGGCAACCAAGTGTCTCAGGTACACTATGACTATCTAGCGGCTAAGTAATCCCTAGCCACCTGAGCAAGTGGATAAACTGCTCAAGGTTTTAGCGGCAGGGCGGGACAGGCGCGACTGTAAATCGTGTGCCTTTGGACTCCTAGACTGTTTGCCGTGGCTCTAAAGTTGACCGTGATGGTGGCTTTACCCACGAACTGCTGCACGCCTAGTCATGGCGTTAACTGACACCTTTACGCTGGCGGAGAGTTGCAACTCTTCAAGGGTATTGGGTCTAGTCCTGAGCATGACTGTAAAACTGCTCACCTAATTACAAAAACTTACAAAATGTAACTTTCTAACAAAGGAAATAAAATGAACTTTCATAATGTAAAAAAAGTAACGATGACCACCCATGATAATGGGGATGACCTAACTTGGACTAATCTTAAGGTCAGCCACGGAGCACACTTTAGGGTGGACAAAAGTGGAATGGAAGGAATAGCTGAGCGCCTGCATATAGATAAAAAAGTTGTGCGTGAGGTTATACGTGAGCTAAACTGGCAGCGAGAGGGCGTAATAAAGCAGGAGATTACCTTCTTTCATGATGACGGATTTAGATTTCAAATAGGCGAGGATGACTAATGGACAGCGAAGAGCTAAAGCTACTAGACTACAACGACTGCGACCATGAGTGGGAGCACCACCCAGCCGAATGGGAGCACCTATCAGGGAGAGCATCAGCGTTACAATATGCAGAGTCCTACTACTGCTACAAGTGCGACACATGGGAGAGTGAGCTTAGTTGACTCACTCAAAACTAATCAGTATAATACATAACATCAAAACCACTAGGAGAAATAAAATGATCTATCGACTACGAGTAAATAAGCGCCGCTTCGGTCTGACTACTGGCTCACACTATGTAGGTGTGCATGTAGGCAAACGTAGCTGGTACTTACCTCACGGCGGCAGACTTAAAGCCATGACCATAGAAGATGTAGCAGGAGAACGTACCAAAGTTACGACCTTCTACAAGCAAGTTACAATTCTAAATAAATAGGAGTAGACAATGACTTACGAACAACTAGCTAACTTCATTAACTTTCGTATGCCAGAGCAGTACCGGCAGGCTAGAGTCCAAGGTAAATTCTACTGGGACTGTGGGGAAGGTTTTCTGGACTGCACTGCAACAGGTGTTCAGATGACCTACGATCAGGCACTTAAGGATTACGAGGTATGGGTGGAGTTCAACAATGAGTGATTCATACAGCTATGATCCAGATGTGACAGACCCTGATGAGCTAGACCCTATTAGTAGGATGTGTCAGGATCTTGTAGATTATCGCATCAACGTAATGTCAGTGAGTGAAATGCTAATCATATGTGCAGATCACCTAATGCAGGAATTAGAAGATAGGCCACTGACAGAGGTACAGGCCATGCACAACCAGTTGTTTAACAGCGCAGGAGAGCTACACTAATGCGATGTAAGGCGTGCAACACACTGCTAGAGGATTATGAGTCCTTGAGGAAAGACAAGCAAACAGGTGAGTTCTTAGACCTATGTAATGAGTGCTTACACACCAGTAACCAAACACTATTCGATATGACAGAGGAGGAAGATGACATTATATTGTACGATGCTGTTGACAACTGATTAACTCATCTGTATAATACTATAGTGTTAGACAGCAAAAATAAACTTACAAAATGTAACTTTGTAGTTGTCTAGCACTATCATCAATCGGTAACTATAGGAGAAACATATGCCGGTAATTGAAGGTAAAGCAAACTTTGTAC